CCATCGAGTCCTACAACACTTGGATCAATTGCTAATTCATTCTTAGCATCCAAGGTAAGCTTTTCCACAGGGTATCCAATTTCTGGCGAAGCAAACTGTGGGAACGGCGTGGGACGATACGGCACAGTATCGGCTATCACTGGTACATTAGTGAAACCGAACAATTTAGCTATACCTCCTACTGCACGAGCTCCCATTTCTGTCGCTGTAGCAAACTTTCCGATGATAGGCACACCTTTCAGAGTCCCCGCTATTTTGGAGACAATAGAGGCCGGACGGGAAACAATCCCGTCACCGTACTCATCACTCTGGAGAGCCACACCGACAGAAGGACCAGACAAAATGACATTCTCAGCCCAAGCATAGACTTGGACCGAGACTCCTGCGCCTGTCACACCATTTGCACTATCCAATGGTGCATATGTAACAAAGCGAAGGGTTCCCATGTTGGTGAAGTCAGCAGCACGCTGAACATTCAGATAATCCTTCTGGAAAAAGAAGGGAAGCGTCATTTCACCTCCTTCTGAATTCTGTGGGATGATCCAAAGCCCTGGTTGCTGACTATACGGAACTAAAGCTGGTGTGCCAGTGCCCGTCGTTGCCGGTTTAAACAGCGGCAGCGGCTGGTAGCACAAACGTTGCGCTCCGTAATAGAACGGCGATGCATTGACAATCACCTTCAACTTAAGATCGCAGCTAATAAAAGCAAAGTTGTTCAACTTATACTTGATGCTAGGATCATTAAAGAATAACTGCCATGGCGAAATCGTTCTCGTTACACCAATAGGGTCCGTTTCGAGCCACGTGTACGTGTCAATACGCACTGGACGCTGAAGGAAACTCACCAGTCCCGCGCTAGTATTCGCATCACTAGCGGTGAAGTTCTGTTGTGGAGCCTCCTGCCCTACGGAAATACCCTCCATCTCGTCAGCAAAAGTCGTAGTGACTTGCTGCAAGACTGCAGGATGAGCATCTTCAGACACAATTTCATCTGCCTGAATCTGCACTTGAACTCGTCGTTCTCGACTCTCGTTGATCTGCTCCAGCGAGATAAGAGCATCAATGTTTTCATTTTTGCATGGTCATTTTTATGACGGAATTTCATCGACCCAGACTACGTTCCGGTTTTATTGTTCTGGACACCCTGAATCCTCATGCTAAAAAGCAGAGCCATGAGCCGGCGGGTTTACGATACATAAGCACACTTACTGATATGAACAACATAAAATCAAATACAGATCTCACATAAAGGGTGGGGTTGGTTTGAGATCAAATCTCGGGAAGTTCCACCAACTCCCCAACGTAGAAGTCCTCCACTCCCACGGATGCACGGTGGAACCGTGCCATGAGGTCCTCCCACGTTGGCAAGGGACGCTCCTCGAAATAAATCGAGAGCTCACCTCGTGTCAACGTGGTCAGATACTCTGTCTCTTTCTCGAAACGCTCACGTCCATACCAAAACCACTCTTGGTGGGCAGCTCGGATAACATCCGACATGTGCTGCTCATCTGAGACGGTCTTGGATCGCATAGCGATAAGAAGCATCTTTCTAATAGACGCTTCCTCGAGAGGACAGAAGAAGGCATTAGCTTCCGCATTCCACACCCACATACGCTTCAGGAATGATACCTGATCTATGTGGATGAATGGGACAGACTTGCTCTCCTTGTCTGCCATGGTGTAGACCACACCAATGGACTTTAGTACGGCCACAATGGCCGTGTGGTTAAACCACGACACGCGTGAACCTGCTGCGTTGTCATCGCCGTACGTCAAGAGCGCCACATCCTTCTTAAAGAAATGCAGACACTCATAACTCCCGACAGGAGAGAGTTTCATGTAGCAATAGCGCATATACAGGGCGTTAACGATGCAGTTCACGATGACTGTCAGGGGGTGTCCCGAGGGATTAGATCCGAAGAACATCACCAAATCTCCGTTCATATTTACGACCGGAAAGGCGATGTCCTCGGCCAATGCCCAAATAGGTAGACATTCTTCGTCAGTCCATCCGGCAAACATCAAGATGCGCACGATGACTTCAAAAGCTGCCAAGATCCATTCGGCCAACATCTTTTTGTCAAACTTGCCGTAGTCACCAGCAATGAGTCGATCAAGACCAAATTGCGTGAGATACGCACGGAAACGAGTCCATTCGCGAGATTGACACACAGCTCCCGGAGCTCCCTCAAAAATCAAGGGATTCTCCTGAAAGACCTTAACGAAGGGAAGCAACAATTCTCGTACAACCACTGACAATTCAGTGGAACATGCGGTGAAGATGCGAATCATACCCTCTGAGAGTTTCTTCAGGGATCGTGCTTCATCTTTCTGCTGACCACTAAATACCGAACACCCACGCTTTCCACTTTCATAAGTGGTGCGCAGATTAGCGATGCGCGCCATGACCTCATCATCGAACATCTTGCCCTCAGGCGCTGTGTCCGATGGCTGCGATCGCAGGTGGTACTTCTTTGAGTGGTTGTAAGGCTCACCCATTGAAGAGTTAAAGTTCATCTTGTCGATGTACTTAACACCTGCGATACCATTAATGGCGTCATACGTGTTAAGGCGTTGCAAATTGTGAAGCGCCTCAGCATCCAAGCGCTGCGTCACGTCAGCGACGTACGCCTTGACGCATGCATCAATGTCAGCCTGACTCACGATGTGCTCCTGATTACACGTGTCAAGGTAGGCGTGGCGCCAAGGGCGCCAGTCTCCCAACTCTGGAGCTCCCACATCTAACGTCCAGCCACGCTCGTTCATGATACGATCCGACAATAATGTTTGTCGGACACGAGATCGAGGCTTCAAGTGAGCACCCTGGAAAGTACCATATACATTCAGGGTGCCCTTCTCGAGCCAACGAAGTGGTGACTTATGATGAAGAGCTCCCAAGATTTTATGTACCGTGGGAGTGGAGAGTGATGGCTCAGACGACTGGATTAATGGTCGCGAGAATCTTTCTCGCGCCATAGCCAAATCGTCAGTGTTCAGGGGAGTCGAAAACGCGTAATTGGAGTAACCACCCATGTAGTGGAGTCCTACAATAGAGGTGATCGGTTTGTGAGCTACTAGCGGCGCTCCACAATCTCCATATTCTGTATTGCTGGACATGTATCCCCGCCAAAACATCCGCAAATGGTTATCCTTCGGGTCTACGAATTCAACCTTCACCATAGCTCGAGCTCGGTTTGGAGCTGGCTCTGTGGTGACTTTCTGGGCCACCAAGAAACCGTCATACACACCATCCAAGGTAGGCTTTGAGATGAGCTTCGTGATGTCTTTCTTGACTTCCACACCTCTCAGTTCAAACCAAACTTGGTCTTTGATAGGGTGGAACCACATATCCTTGCGGAACAAGTGGACGTTGAGGTTACGATTACAACCTTCGCTCACATTCTCAAATTTGAGCTCTACGGAGTACTTGTCTGCATCTCCCTTGAAGAAATGCTTGCATGTGACCCACAAATGACCACCCACACAGAGAGCGTGACCACGTGTAATCCCTGGAACCTCAAAACGTTCAACAGCCACCCGTACAACATTGCGGTCAATCGCCTTCTGAACCTGTTCAGGAGTCAATGCCGCATAGTTACCTTGCTCAGGCGTCACATCGAACGTTGTTGTTTCATAATTGTCACGTTTCCATACATTTTCACGTTCTGAACGCTTGAAGTGCGACGCATCAACAGACGCTCGTTGGCCCTGGATCTCCATGTCCTCACGCATCTCGCAACGCACACGATTAGCACATGGACGAACTCCAGTGTTGTGGACGTCGCGCCACTCTGGCACATCACAAAAGTTAGGCCCTTCAGCTTCAGTTTCGTTACGCTCTAGTAGCCATCGCACTCCTTTCCAAATTCCTGCTGCAACAGCAAGACCGGCGAGGATCTTGTAGGCTAGGCCATACTTCACCATGTGCTCTTGCACTGAAGCAACGCCCACATAAATCTTGCGCAACAGAGGGCTACCACGTGATACGTAATCCACAAACCACGATCCGACATAGCGCACTGCTCTGAAACTCAAAGCGTAATGCGCTACAGACCTGAACCAAGGGTAACGGTGATACAATGAGAGGCTACCAATCAGAAGTTTACCTAGCACATAGGTTCCTTCTGGATCGGTGGTGCAGCTACATCGAATACTTTCCTCGATCATGGCTGCCATGTCGATGTGGGACTCTTGAATCTGCGGGCGAGGCAATCTCGTCCACTCCACACAAGATGTGAATGGACTGCGTCCATCACGAGGGTAGGTGGTTCGATAAAGATCGCCACGCGCCCAAGTGTAATCACACTGAGCATCCTCATGCTGCGTAGTCCAACTATCACCCGGATTCAACCCTTCAGGAATGGTCACCACAACACCTGCCTGGATACTATACTCAAGCAGGTTCTCTACCTCGGTCACAGCCTTCTGGATGAAGGGGTAACGCAAGTAAGATGACAGACCAAAGTGAATGGCCATTCCGAGCCACCCTTTCGAAGCGGCGCGCATGCCTTCTTCAGCAATGGCAACCGTTTCGTAGGTTGTCAAGACGGGCAATTCCTCGAGATTTTGCACAGCGACTGGATAACTGGCATCCACGGCGTAACTACGTCGCTTACCAGACACCCAACACTTTTCAGTGCAGACGTAACCATCATTCGATCTACTCCAATCGTAATGGTAGGTCTTTTTATCACGAGGCACCAAATTGGTCCACTGTGTCTTGTGCTTGTGGTTGATAGGAAACATCACTGATCTACCAGCCTGAATCTCGGGTACGCACATCTTGACTGGACCACTGGATTTAGGACAGATGCAACGGTTCTCCACACGACTGCACGTGTTACAAAGAACAAAATGCTTCATAGCCTCATCATCCGTGACCACCTTACGCTGAATCTGATCAAACGTGAATATGGTCTCCTTGAACCAATCCAAGAAGCGCTCCACATTAGTGAAACTAGCGACCTTCTCATGTCGAGCCATCTGACGCTTATTCGCACCCTCACCAGCTGGTACCACTCTTTCTACAAGAATGTTCCAGATATCAGGGTAACAATCAGTGTGAGCAGGGATCTTCAATGGATCCATCATCTCCGGGGCATCAGCACGCGCATACGCAACCTTAGGTGTCACTGAGACAACCCAAGGCAAACGACGTTGCACAGCCAGAGGACAGTGGAAATAACCAGGTGCGTTCATGTCCTTAGCATTGGATGTAGCCACGACAAGTTCAGCACGCAACGGCGTCTTACCTTTATCGGACAAATCCGCCTGATTAGGCACCAATGGTACGTTATTTACGACCTGGATGATCTCCATAAGGGACCGGTCCTCCTGTGCTTTAGACGTGCTCAGGTAACCGATATCATCCATCTGGATACACCACTGTTGCGAGTTAAATCCCGACCAGAAATCATCCGCAGCGTTTCGCACATAGCGATACTCATCATCAATAGGAAGACCACGCAACTTGCCAAAGTGCAAGAACAGCATGCGTGTGAATGTGGACTTAGCCACACCTGACCCTCCAAAGACTAGCAAGCCAAAAGGGGCTCGGCGTTCCTGTTGAGCTGCTTTCTTTGAAAGAATTGAGCAGTTCAGTGTCTCCAAATCATTCATCAGGTTTTGGGCGATCTTTTTCTCAAGACCCACCGCCGCAGAGAACTTCACAATGGAGCGTCCCTGTTCAAGTGCTTCTTTAAGATCGCCAACATACGCGTGGAAAGTGGTTCCCAAAGCCTCAAGATTGCCTAAGCCTAAAGCCAGGCGCTTCAAACGTTGAACTTCATCGTACCAGGCCTGATAGGTTACTTCCCCGTGAAGGAAAGTATCCCAATCGCCTGTCTTGGCAAAGACTATCACGCGTTCAACAGTGAGCGAGACGAAATCAATCAGAGCTCCAAGAAAGCCCATCTTGGTCCATGCTGAGGTAGAGTGGTCTTCTGCAATCTTCATGACCTTAGCCTCAGGCTTAACTCCGAACATAGAGAAAAGACCAAAGGTGGTGAGGTACTTGAGGACCTTGCTGAACTTCTTACCATAGGAAGATTCTTTAATGGTCTCCCACTTACCAATGAAACTGCGAAAGTTTCGCACGTTCTGGAGAGTGTCATCAAGGTCCTGGATATCTGGAGTATCCATGTATTGCTTCACTACCCGCAAGAGATCTTGCGAAGTGACCGAAAGTAGATCCTTATCAACACGCAACTTGAGGTAACCCACAACAGCGTAGGCAACATCACCCCAGTTGCGAGCTCGGAAAAGGCCTACCGCCAAATACAGATTGTCCTCCAGTAGTTTGACCACATTGGGTTCAACCATGTTCTGGATAGCCGCAATAGCTTCCACAACGCCGTCAACATCGTGTTCTTCCTGGTTGTTCGCCTGAACAACCACTGTTATGGTATCCAAACACAAGGATTCCTCTTCATCTACAATAGTGAAGAAGGGCACGCTAGTGTCAGCTTGGATCTCGGCTCTGCCTCGATGACGCATTTTGCGTGCTAACTCATCGTGATCATTCTTTCGAATGGTTCGGACAAGTTCCACAGCATCATGCGTTATGTTCTGAGCACGAACACGGTTCTTCTTCTTGGGAAGAAGCATCTGCAATGTCGGAGGAACACAATGTCCTCCTGCTGGCTCCGTGAGCCAACCAGATAAGTCCACAGAACTTCCACCACACATACGTGGGTGCATGTTGATTGTGTGACTTTCACATAAGTACTCCCTAAGGGGTACATCATAGCGCACAACTTTGGTACCACAGGTCGCCCACGTCATAGTCGAGGGGATACCGTAGCGCCAAAGTGCTGAGTGCAAAGATTCATTTTCGTCTACGAGGAGAAATGAACGCGTATCACAGCGCAACAAAGCCACCTCAATGAAGCCTGGTTCACAGGCCACAGCAGCGTGACTCTTCATTAGACCCCACTTAACAGCGCGCTTCTTAAGCGAAGCTCGCAATGAGGACTTACCTTTCACTTTGTTATACTTGCGCTCAGCGCGCAGGTACGTGAGGAAGTTTCCATGCAATAGGGCATCATCTCGAGCGTTGCGTGCAATACGCAAGGCTGAGGCATAGTCTGAATCGTTGGTGTGCTTTGGTGTGTTCATTCTGATTCTTGAAAGATGTATTCATTCGGCCGATCAAGGCTATACTCAGGATTCTTCTTCGGACTCCTGATAAATCCTAGTTGGGTTTACAACCTACACTAGTACTTTCAAATATGTAACTAATAACTTGCTAGACGATCCTCGGCAACAACTGTTGCTGTAATCTATCACATCTTAACTTTTCACGTCGTCCTTAATCGGAGCGGAGAGGTGTTTGCGATGTTTGCTAATAGCGTTCGTTCAGTAAAAACTATTCCATATTTACTCATAACTAATGCACCTTCTGTTTCTTTGTTTTCTCTTTATAAATTTTTATCTGCGGGACTTACTAATTGCCCTAGACTCATAATAATATATAACGATCTCCACGATGGAGATATACACAAAACATATAAGGGGGGGGTCCATTATTTATTAACAGGAGCTGGATGAGCTCCAGTCACGATTTATAATATCAAAATCGGAAAAACTTAGAAATTTCGTACGTCGAAATAATTAATGTATTAGGTGCTGATAAGGAATCTCGCATTTCTGCTCAAACCCAATACAACTAACTTTACTATCTAAACTAGCGATTGTCAATCATCCTGTGAAAGTCTCTACTAGATAAATATTAAAGTCATACACAAGCGCTGATAAGGAATCACTTGCGTATTGCTTTATCAATTACTTCGTCGCCATTTAAGGCACGTATATACTATGGTCTACCCGGTAAGGGTAG